AAATCTTTAGTAGAGTCATCAAATCGAGCATAAACTAAAACTCTATCAGCACCTAGTTCTTTGTAAATATCAGAACCATGACCTTTTGCTGGTGGTATGATTGGAATTAATTTAGCATTAGGATTAGTAGGTTGTAAGTCGGTTAAATCAACCATACCATAAGTATAACCCTTTCCACCTACGGAAACTTTTACATCACTAATTTTTGCATCGGTTCCAACCTCAACAATTGCCTTTCCACCACTACCATCACCAACAATGTTTACTTCTTGACCACCAGCACCTGCATTACTATATGAAGTGCCCCCATCTTCAACAAATATTTTCTTTATTTGGTTATTACTAATATCAGCGTTTCCATTATCTCTAACATTTGCTATATTAGCATCAGTTGTTGTTGCCCAATCATTAGGTAATGGAATAAATTCTGTGGCATCAAATTTTATAATATCACTTGGAGGAACTGTAAATAGATACTTCCAAAGATAACCATCATCAGTAGCACCAGTAGCTCTAAATGGTTCTAGTCCAGTTAAAGTTGGTTCGTTTAAGGATGGATTACCAGTAGTGTTGATTCCTGTAGAACCATTATCAATGCATATGTAAACATTAAAGTCTTTATTGATTACATAAAAATCTGTGTCATATAATCTCGCTGTCTGACCATTTGGAGTTCTGTTAGATGCACTATAATCATGACGATACATATCATAAATCGTGTCCTTTGTCCAACTTATTTTTCGAACAACTCTTCTTACATTATCAGAAGTAATTTTCTTTCCAAACACCATTGTGTCTTTGGAATGGTTTAAGTAGTTAAAATTATCAACAGGAACTTTTCTAGTTGTTTGATCATTCCATTCTGCATCATTTGCATTTCTACCAAAGGCACTGGACGATCTAACTGCAGCAGATGGGTTTGACAATCCAACAAAAACATAGTATGAATTTGAGGAATTATTTACATCGCCTAAAAAATTACCCGCGTTATTAATTCTAAACTGATCTGTTACAATTGCCGACATTTTTTATATTGTATAGTTTTTTTCTTATATTTATACTAGTTTAGGCACCAGTCCTATCTATTAAAGCACCAGTGTCTCTAATACCAGAATTTCTTCTTTGTATTCTTGGGAAAGTTGTTAAACCTGAATTAACAGTTTTACCTGAAATGGTAACTGAAATTGGGTTTGTAGTTGATCTAACACCACCAGTAAGTTTACCCCAAGAGAACTTACCAGATATACCACTAGTTGAAATACCAGTAAGTGATGTGTCAGTTTTTACACCTGCAACAAATTCAGCAGTATTAGATGTCGTGCTGTAAGAGCTGATTAGATATATGTTATCAAAGAATGAAGTACCAATACCAACAGGAGCACCTGACGAAGTTACTACCGAAGTAACACCTGAACCAACTGCGGTATCAAATATGTAAATTGGATCTCCATTTCCTAATCCACTAAATGTTCCAGATTCTTTCTCTAAGAAGAATTTAATAGTCGAACTACTTAAAACATTTATCGCTGTAACGATTCCTGAGAATCCACTTGAACCAGTAAATCCAGTAATTATCTCTGATGGTCTAATAGGAGTTGGTGCAACCACATTTGGAACTGCGGTTGTTGTATATCCAAAACCAGGATTTATAATTGATACAGAGGTTATAATACCACTTGTAATGTTGGCATTTGCTGTGGCAAAGATAGTAGATCCTATTCCTAGTGTAATTAAATCAGGTGCTGTCAAAGCAACTCCAGTGTTGGATATTGGAGAGGCAATTGATATTGCAGTGCTAGAACCGACATATCCCTTTCCACCGTCATTAATAGTAATGGATTGAATTGTTCCACCAGCGGAAACAACTGCAGTTAAATCTGCTGCTTTAGGTTCTACAGATTCGTCAAATACAATTGTTCCAATATTATTTGGATTCTCATAGAAGAATAAATTTGTTAATGAATTTGTTCCAACTCCAACATTATCAATGTAAAGTGTACTATCACCAGATCCAAGATCTTTAATTATTCTTGCTTCTGGGAATACAAGTGGTTCAATTGAAGGTCTTACTTTAGTTACCAACTCACCATTTATAAACTTATCTGCCTTTTGTTTAATCCATCTGAAGGATTTTAAATTGTTAGAATCTATACCTTGATCAAAGTATACTGGAGTTTCAATTAAATCTGATGTTGTAATACCAGATACAACTCTTACTTCCTGATCAAAACCAGGATTATTATTATTTTTGAGTAATTGGAACTCATCACCAACTTTCACTGATTCAGTTACATCTACGAATGTAACATCAACATTATTTGTTCCTTTATAGAAGAATATTGATACATTATCGTTTATGTCAGGTGCTTCTGTAAATTCAAAAGAGGTTCCTCCGTCAAATATGTAAGCATCACCAGGATCTTGTATAACTCCATTGATGAATATTAACAATAAGGATTTCATATCAATTTGAGATGATTTTGCACGTTCAAATGATACTAACTCACCATTAAAGTTTAATGGGAATCTCTTTCTAGTTCCGTTTTGTAAAGGTTTGATTGAGTCAATGTAATCAAACTCACCGACATTCCAAGAGCAGAAAGAATCTGTAAACACTTCATTGACTGTAAATTCAAGTTCAGTAATCGGTGATGTAAGTGATTTGTCTGTGACTAATCCCACTGGTTTAAATACATCACCTTTTCTAAATCCAAAACCAGGTCTTGTTATTTCAAAAGATTTAACTTCAAAAAGAGTAGATCCAATACCAGTAGTATTACTACCTCCAACATCAATGTTTAGAAGTAATCCAGTTCCTGTATCTGTTGTAGCACCAACACCTACTCTTGATACTCCTGTTACTGGTAAGTTTTCATATCTGGGAACAGGTGCTTCTACTCTAGGATTTGCATATCCACTTCCACCTCCAACGACATTGAATATTAATGTTCCACCTATACCAACTGTTGCGGTAACTGTAGCACCAGTTCCAACAGTATCAGCAATACCGATACGAATAATTCCATCTCCTGTTGTGCTAATTCCAGAACGATATCCAGATCCATGGAAGTCTCTTGTTCCAATTCCTACAGATGTAATTGATCCACCTGCACCAAGAACAGCTGTAACTGATGCTCCCGCTAAAGGTGCAATTCCTAGTCCACCACTAAATCCAATTGATATAATCTGTCCTGATCTTGGTAATTGATTTTGATTTACATCTGCTTCACTAATGATTTGAGTTCCATTAGCTGAAGTAATACCACTAAATACAAAACTTGTTACTCCAACTGATTCTGAGAACTCATAGTTATTAGTAGGATTTTTATCTGTTGTTGGTGGTTGGAATATACCATTAATTGTCACAAATGCACTTCCAGTTGTAATTCCAGTAGTATTGACTCCAGATATTGTTGTGGTAAATGTTTGTGCAATACCAGTAAATCCGTCTGAAATATCGTCAAAAATTGCATTTGAAGTATAATCTTGTCTTAAATAAACTCTTCCACTAAATGAAGATCTACCTCGATCTCTATTTGAATCATCTTTTTCTAAAATATTAGTTCCCTTAGGTGGATCTACAAAGAATATTTCTTCACCAACAATATTATAACTACCTTTAAATAACCTTACTGAGGTAGTATCAGTATGTGTTGATGATGAAGATCCAACGATTCCTCTACTTACATCTACTAAGTTTAGAGAACCAGTATTTGAAATAGGACCAATGTTTGTGGTTCCAAATCCAACATTATTAACCTTTAAGAACTCATTATCTACTTTTAGCAAATCTCCAACTACAATAGAAGTTATTCCTGCTAAAGATAAAATTGAAGTTGATACGGAAACTTGCCCACTAACATTACCTGATAATGTTGTTGTTATTGGTGTAAATGATATTGGAGATTGAATTATATTATCAAGAGTAATCAATGCTTTTTCATTCTTCTTAAACATTTCCAATCTATGTCTGTCTCCAGATCCAGCACTGTTAAAGGTTATTGCAGCTCCTGCTTTTGTTGTTGATAATTGGAATACTTTTGAATTAACAGTTCCAGATGGATGAACAACATAAACTTCACTTGGTAAAGGATTTCCATTCGACATAATCAAAGATGAGAATCCAACGTTTGAGGTGCCAGGTGTGTAAATTAACCTCTCATTCTTATTAAAGAAGTTATTTTCAATTGTAAATTCTCCTGTTGCTAGATTTACGTTCGTTGCAGGATTAAAGAAATTAGCGAATATTGGGTTATTATTATTCTTTAACTTAAAGTTTAATCCGTTTGACCTTCCAGAATTTAAAGCATCATATTGTAAAAGAGATATCTCATCAAAACTCCTACCGTAATTTAAAGTTGGTGTTGAGTTAACTACATCTAATTTAGTATTAAGAATCTCATTGAAAGATTGAACTAGTAAATTACCTGCACCAATATAACTAGAATCTGGATGGAATTTTAAATTTAGATTAGATCCACTATATTCCGAGGAGAATGTTCCTATTCCCAAATCATCCCCTATGGTCATGAATGGATATTGTGTAATAAATGTATTTTCACCATCATGACCCATGAGAATTTGATGTAGAGCACTAGTATTTCCGATTGATACTCTTACTATACTCTTAATCGAAGTATCTTTTGCTGTAGTAAATCCTGATATAACTGCAGTTGAAGCAATACTAACAAAATTGGACTCAAATCTACCAGAGTTTTCAAACCCATCTGCTTGTGAACTATTTTTAAACCTATAAGTTCCAATTCCAACTGCTGTGGTACCAAAACCAACAACTTTTGATCTAACAAGAACTTGATTTGATCTATCATTTTCAAAATTTAAAGATAGGATACCTG